TACACTTAGCAGCAGCACTACCACCAGTAGTAGAGCCATCAGTTCCACTTGTAATTGTATAAAAAGTTGAAGCAGGAGTAAGACCATCTACACCATAATGAACCTGTACATTACTAGCATCTCCCCTAAAAGTTAAATATACTTTGTAAACCTTCTTTCTTATTGAAGGTTGTCCAAAATCTATATCTTTTGTAATTAAACTAATATCACTTGAAGCATCACTTGAATCATCCCATTTTAATACAGTACCAGCATCATCAGTATGAGCATGTATTAAATCTCCATTCCAATCTGTAACAAAGTTTGTCAAATCAGCACTTGTAAAAGTAGCAGCCGCTCCCTTAATCCATGACTGTGTTACTAGATCGTATAAAAATATAGAACCATCGCCAGTGGAAGTATTATCATCTACAATAACTAATTGTCTTTTCTTTGGTATATACCCAATCATAGGTTCATTAGCAGTAAATGTCGCCCAATCACTTTCTTTTATTATTTGTCTACCTCCTTTCTCAAGCAAATTAATCACCTTCTGACCATCATATAGATAGCATCCAAGTTTATTAACCCATGCTATACCAAAGTCAGTCTTACAGACAGCAGCAGGATGAGATACTCCTTTATGTACAAATGTATCCTCTAAAAATTCTAATTCCTGTGAAATATTAATCATATGCATTTTATTCTTCTTAAACTGCAGTATCCTATCTGCATATTCCTCAAGTTTTACTATTTCATCCCCATCATTAACAGATGCTTCAATCCTTCTACTTAATGGAAATATGTCAAACTTATTTACAGGAGATTTAATCATAGTATCTCCCATAACTACTGTCTCACCATCCTCATTCGTAACTTGAATATTAGCTACATATACTATTCTATTGGCAACAACTGCAGTACTATAAACAGTATGTAATGATTTTTCATCTTGAGGCCATCCATTTAATATTTCATATGTAAGTGGATTCTTGTTCAAAACTGTAATTTTATTTGTTCCAGAAACATTCAAATAAACAGTAGTACCAGCAGCACCTGAACCAGTTGCAGTTTCAAGCGTCCAGGCTGTATAATCATCATCAACCGAAGCTCTAACACCTTCTTTTAAACTTATATCTACTAACAATGACCATTGCTCTCCTGAAGCAAATGGTCTTATATAAACACGACCACCAGTAATTCTTGAATCAAAAGGAGATACACAATATATCTCAACATCTATACCATCATCTGCAGCAATAGCAACACCTGATACTGGTCCAATATTTTCAAAAGGTAAAGATTCCTGAATACCGTCATATATGAAAGTTGTTCCAATCTCATAATCATCAGCTATCCAAGTACCAGTAACACCTGTATTAGGTGCAATATCAACATTAAATCCAGTACCAGCAAGTGGATATATTTCATATGCTTCATTTCGCCAACTTCCTCCACCGAGAGATGCTGTTGTTAAATCATCTGTATCAACTCTAGCAGTAATTACCCTTGCAAGATTATTAGTTTTACCAATAGCAATATAATTACTGCTATCAAGTCCTATTGATGATTCTTCCAAGCCAGACTTACTAGTACTCCATGATGAAACTGTAGCCCTCAAATTTGTAGCTGTTGAATTTGAATCATCAGTAGCACTACCTGAAAGATAACTAAGATATAAACCTAATGTTGGAGCAGATATTTCCTGATCTTTACTAAACCATCCATCATAATCATCTGCAGCCCCACCAGGAGTGACACCACTAAAGTGTGTTCTTTTAATATATCCATACCATTTATTTGTATTATTAGCACCAAAATTTCCATCACTTACTCTTAAAGCTCCATCTACAGCATAAAAACATGGTTTCATACCTGTAGTAGATCCTAAATCAATTTTACTTGTACCCCATGTATTAGTAACCCTACTATAAATATCTATATCAGCAGCTCCATCAGCATCAGCCATTGCTAAATAATCATCTCCTGTTTCTGCTGCATCTGTCCCAGCAGATTCACCTTCTAATCTATCATGGCTAAACTGAAATAACCCATAACCAGCAGTTATAACAGCAGCATTAATCTTACCCAATTCATCTACCATTACATCAGTAGCCGCAGTAAGCTCATTTACTGCAACATCTCTTGGATCTGAGTTAGTACTCAAACCTCCATGAAACTGTTCAAGCTTTAAAACTTGCTTAGGCATAAACTACTTCTATCCAATACCAGCTTGGTGTGGATACCCATTCATAATCTAATGTGATCATGCACTTTTCTCATTTGCTTTAACAAAATGTTCTACTGATCCCTTACCCAGTTCAGTATTATAAACTCTCTTCCAATATGCAGCTTGTGCATGCATATCATCTGCTGAAGGTATAGGCAAACGGTCACGCCTGTATTTCAACCTGCAGAATGCCGCCTGTAATGCTATAGACGACATTACCCTCATTCTGGAATCATCTGGATCAAAACCCATATCCTTTAATACAGCCATTATCTGCTTTCTGTATACTGCATAATTATTCCAGGTATCATCTATTGTTGCTGGCTCTACCTGAAAGAATCCAACAGCTGGGCCACTTCCCATTTGAGAGAGATGCCTATAACCTGACTCAGCCATTCCAGTCCTATATACTAAAGCAGACGCATCCTCACTATTCATATCAAGATTATTAAGAGACCAGTTTATGATCTTCTTTATGTCTTCTTTCATTAGTTATCTGACCTTAAACCACGAACAAACTCTTGTATCCCATGAGCTACTATATTATCTATAGCATCTACTATATAAGGTTCAATAGTCTTATTCCACACTTTCTTTGTCCATTTAAACTTTGCTAATCCTAAAGTACAGACTACTCCTGCACCATACATCAGCAGACCAAACTTTGCCTTAATTGCAGAATTTGGTATCTTCTTTAAGGCCCAGGCAACTCCAACAGCCACAGCACCTCCTGCTGCATACTGTACTGCTCCTGCTCCAAGTTTCGCTGCTATCCATTCCATTATAATACTCCTATTCCCATTAATGTTACTACTAATCCAAGTCCTGCCATACCACCAATCATCCAGCTTTTCCATCCTTCAAGCTTATTGGTACGACCATTAAGTAAGTCAAGCTGGACTTCAGATCTTTCAACAATAGTCTCAATCCTGATTCATCTTTTATCAATCCTACCTTTAATAAAGTTCATATCATCTGTTAAATCATTTAGCTCTTCAACAAGTTTTTCATGTCTACGCTCTGCTGATTCCTGCATACTGTCTTCCATTCGTTTAAATCTTTCATCACTTTTATTAAACCTATCAATGAGTTTAACAATAATTTCATAATTAGATTTACCTTGACCATAAAGAACTTTCTGGAGAAATGTTATCAAGCCTCCAATAATTCCAACTATAGCCATCAATATTTTGTCATCCATTAATCACCTACAATACCATCCACAATGCCAGTCCTGTTTCTACAACTAGATCACTAATTGTATTCTTAATCCAGTTAGAACGGCTACCATAAGGTTTCCAGCCATCTTCAACAATCCATTCCATTACTTCCCACGCTACGCCAATACCAAACACAAGAGCTACAGCATAGAAATCAGAAGCTCCACACCATAAGGCCACCTTACAAATAAAAGCCCCAGCAGCCATATGTACTGAGGTCCATTTATCTATCCAGGGAGGCTGTATAAACTTTTGTATTACCTTGCTAATTGGATTCACATCAAGCCTTTAAATGCTTTGCCCTATAAGGACCAGAAGTAAGAGTTATCCTTGACAGTAATTTTGCTTTAGTTTCACTGCCACTATAAGAAATACCTCTCTTATCATAAAAATCTTTTATCTCATTCTTTGTATTTGAATCAGATGGATAATCAGATTGCAAAGTAGCAACACCATTAACTAACTGATGCTTACCAATTAACAACCTACCATGCCCATCACCGTGCTTCTTTGCACATTCATCAACATAGTATTCTTCTATTGTTTCAAAACTGTTTGAACGCTTAACTACTGAACCATCAACTTCTACAAAATAATCATATCTTGACGAAGGGTAAGTCAGAGTCTCGACACTATCATCGGGATAAGTCTTTACTCTGGTCGCACCTGGAGTAGTGTTTCTATGAACACGAACTCGATGACCCTGACTGCACCTTCTTATAATCATGCCTCTGCTTCTACCTCTGCTTCAACCTTTTCTTCAGATTGACCATTCAATGATGCTCGAAGCACATGTACCTGTCCCTGCTT